TGCTTGGAAAATACTTAATTCAACTAAAACAACAATTCTTAAATTATCAGATGATGGAAATCTTGCAATAGCAGGAAAATTATATGAAAATACAAATTCTCCTCCACCAAATGTTTTATATAGTGTAAAAGACTTATTTTATTTGACTAAAACAGGAGACCTTTATTTAATTAAGGGATTGTTTGAGTTGATAATACCATAAAATGGAAAAAATAAATTTAAATAAACTAGATGAAATAGACGAACAGAAATTAATTTCATGGCATAATTGGACACATATTTTTTGGAACCAATTACTTAGTGGAACTATTGTTCCAGGATGGACTTTTGAAAGACTTTATGAAATTCATAAAGAAATAGTAGATGAATTTAATAGTAGAAGTATTCCACACATAAATCCTATAAATAGTTTAGATACAGTTAGAGATGAGAAAATAAATACAGGAATGTTACAAGAAAAATATCTTTATTCAGTTGAAGGAAAGAGTATTGGACTTTCTGTTAGTGTACACAAAAAAGATAATGATGTAAGGATTTTTTCTATAAAGAAAAACAATCTTACAAATCTTTTTCCAACATTAGTAAAAAGTATAAAAACTCTTTCAGAAGAAGATTTCATTTTAGAAGGAAAAATTGTTCCTTTTGAACTTGGTGAAAAATTAAATGAAAAAGAAGTAAAATTATTTATTTGGGATATTCCTTATTATAAGAAACCAATAGTTAATTTGAAACTTAGTAAAAGAATAGAAATTATTAAAAAACTTAATCTTAATGAAAAAGTTTTAGAAGTTAGTAGAATGTTAATATCTGATGAAGAAGAATTAACTAAGGCAATTGCTTGGGCAGAAAATCTAAATAATTCAGATGGAGTAATTATTAAGAAACTTGAAGACTCTTACGTTTTTGGAGAAAACGAAAACTGGAAAAAAATAATTTCAAAAGTTAATTAAAATGAAAGTACTATTTGCATGTCCAATATTTAATTTTCAGGACACAAATATTAGAAAAAATCATGAAGAAGTTAGAAAGTTCTCTATTCATGAAGTAGATTATGTAGAAGTTGTTGGAGCTAGTGTAGAACACGCAAAACAAATTATGTATAGAGAATTTTTAAGAAAGGATTATGATTATTTTTTTAATGTTGATGCCGATATTATGTTTTTAAATTATAAAGAAATAAATCCTATAGATTTGCTAGTAGAACATTGTGAAGAAATTGGAAATGCTATTGTTGGAGGAATTTATGTTTATAAAAGATACCCTTATCAACCAGCATATAGACCAAAAGATTTACAAGAAATTTATGAAAGAGATGGAAAATTTCCAGAGAATTATAAATTTAATATTCCCAAAGAACTTTTTGAAGTTGAATGGTTGGCAGGAGGATGTATGATGATTAATAGAGAAATCGTCGAGAAACTCACTAAAAAATTTCAAGTTCCAAATCTTCCAATGATTTATAAAAAAGAATATTTATCTGAAGATTTTTCTTTTTGTAAAAGAGCAAGAGATATGAGTTATTCTATTTTTGCAGAACCAAAGATAGAATTAGGACATTCTGGACCATATCTTTTTACCTTTAATGATTATAAAATATAGATTTGTTATAATTTATAATAATAGAAAAATATATAAATAGTGAATACTTGTATTTTATATATTTATATAAAATGCAACAAATTTTATTAGCACAAACGAATGAACTTTCTCAAAAAGATTTAATAGAAATTCCAACAATTCTAAAAGATAAAGTATTAATGGCTCCTGGAGAATGGAATGGAATACATTATACTGCTGAAGAAATTAGAAAAGCATACAAAAATACAGATTGGGAAAATAAAGATATTACTTCTATTATTTTAGATCATGCAGATAAACCTCTTTCTGTACACGATTGGGTTGGATTTGTTGAAAATCCTAGATTGGAAGAAGATTTATTAGTTGGAGATCTTATTCTTTATGATGAAAATGTTTTAGTAAAATTAATACAGGCTAAAATGAAATGTGGAATTTCTCCTAGAGTTAGGGGGATAGAAAATGAAGAACATCTTACAGATTTCACTTTTGAAAATTTTTCTATAGTAACAAATCCTGCAGTAAAAAAGGCATATATTAATCTTTCAGAATCAAAAAAATTAAAAGAAGTTACTGGTATGGAAGAAGAAAGAAAAAAAAGAGGAATGAGTGTTACTGAATTTTATGCAGCACCTAGAAATCCCCCAAGTAAAAGTGCTTTACCTATTTTTGATGCTGCACATGTAAGAAATGCACTTGCTAGGTTTAATCAAACTAATTTTTTATCGCCTGAAGAGAAAACTAAAGCATGGAATAAAATAGTTCGTGCTGCTAAAAAATTTGGAATTAAAACTTCAAAAGAAATGTCAAACTTAATTAAATTAAACGGAGGAAAAATGACAGAGAAAGAGATAGAAGAAGAAGTACAAGAAGTCAAGGAAGAACCTACTGAAGAAGAACCTAAGGAAGAATCTAAAGAAGAACCTAAGGAAGAAGTACAAGAAGAAGCTCCTAAAGAAGAACCTGAAGAAGAAGCTAAGGAAGAAGCTAAGGAAGAACCTGAAGAAGAATCTGAGGAAGAATCTGAGGAAGAAGAATTAAGTGAAAAAGAAATCTTAGAAATAACAAAGAATTCTAAATGGTCTGGATTCGTTGAAAAATACATGTCAAAGAATCTAAACGCTTCATTAAAAGAAGTTGTTTTAGCTTTTAAGGCTAAAGAAGAACCAGAAGATGAAAAAGATGAACAACTAAAAGAATTAGCTGAAAGAATTAAAGAAATGTCAGAAAACGAAAAACAGTTATCTGAACAAATAAAAGAACTTAAAGTAAAGTTAGACGAGCCTGGAGCTAAGTCTGTACAAGAACTTTCAGCAAAACCAAGAGACACTTCAATCTTTAGTGATGAGGCTTCCCATCATTCAGCAGGAACTTTAGAGATGGCAAACTTTCTCAAAAATTTTGGAAGATGAAAGAATCAATAAAGGAATTAGCTGTAACTGAAACTACAGATGTTAAGGGTGCAAGCAATACTTTCTATGGATTAGAACCAGTTCAGTTCTTAAAGGAAGTTATGGATGGTGCTAAGAAACAACTTTTCTTTGCTAACTTTGTTAAAGTTATCCATGCTCCTAAAGGGGTACATGATGTAGTTATTCCTAAAAGAACTGTTTATGAGGGAAGATCTGGAATGTCTTTCGATACTATGGGTAGTGATAACCCAGGCGGAAGTGGTGCAGGATCAGGACCATATGGTAATACAATTGCTGATATAAGTTGGACAACTATGGATAATTTATCAAGTGTGACTATAACACCTTTACCAGTTGTTGCAGGATATGCTTTTCAGAGATATACACTAGATACTAATTCAGTTAACTTGTTAGAAGCAGCAAAAGAAGAACTTAGTTATGCTATTGGTGACAGAGTTGATAGGGCTATTGCTGCTGCAGTTGGAGATGCTCAAGATGCTGGAGATACTACTTTAGGTGCTCAAGCACTTTATGGTGGAGATGCAAATTCTGATGAAAGTGGACAATTAGCAGCAGGAGATGTTATTACAACAGATTTAGTTGCTAAAGCTGCAAGATACCTTAAAGACACAACAATGAAATACAGGGCTAGTGGTGGATATGGTGCAGAATCAACAGCAACAAGTACTAAGAACCCTTGGCAAAATACACCAGATGACCCATTTGTATTGTTCATTGGACCAGCACAAGAAGAAACTTTCAGAAAAGATTCTCAGTTTGTTAATGCTGCAGAATATGGAAGTAACACTGTTGTTCAAAATGGTGAAATTGGTCAATACTTAGGAATTAGAATTGTTGTTACAACTAATGTAGAATCTGTAGCTAGTGGCGGAACAGGACCAATAAGTGGAAGTGCAACAGGAACAGACAGTACACTTTGTATCTTGATGAAACCTAAAGCAGCATGTGCTTTGGTTTGGGGTAAAGAACCTGAAATAAGAGTGTTCGAATACGAATCAAGAGATCAAATTAGAATTGGTTTATATTGTGCTTATGCAGTAGGAATTATACACCCTGACGCAATTGTTTACATTTCAGTAGCAGATGCATAAATTTTCATAATTACCTTCCTGTAATTTGGATGGCCTCACATAGTTGATACTTTGTGGGTAGAGAATCCTTTTTATTGGATGGACCCAAATAGTTGAAAGGAGGTAAAATTAGGATGTCAAATTTTAAGAAAATCGGTGGAAGATATGGTATGCATAGTGGTAGCGCTAAATTTAAGAATTTAGAAGTTACAGAAGGCTTATATTGGAGAGGGACTCCTTTAGTTTCTAGTATTGGAGGAAAAAATGTAACAATTAAATTTGTAGATGCTTCAGTTAGTCAATCTGGAAATGGAGATAGTTGGGATAATGCATATAAAACAATTCTTGAAGCAACAGCTGCTTGTAGAGATGATTATTCAGATGATGCTGCTTATTACATTTTTATTGCACCAGGGAGCTATGATGAAACAGAGGATATTAGACTTTATGGACATGGAATACATTTAATAGGTTTAGGTAACCCAGGAAGCGATTCAGGAGTTAATGTTTCAGATACAAATTGTACTAATGGAACATTTTTATTAGCTGGTGCTAATTGTACTATTGCTAATATTAAGTTTATTCCAACACAGGATTTACCACCAATTTTTGCTATTGCTGCAGGCAATTGTTTAATAAGTAATTGTCATTTTAAAGGAGTAAGTGGAACAACTACAAATGCTATTAAGACTATGAATGTTAGAAGTACAGTAATTGAAGATTGTCAATTTGGTGCTGCTGGTGAAGATTTTGAAGTTACTATCTATGCTGAAGGTGGTGCTGATCAATATCTTATTGATTCTGTAATAAGAAATAATAGAATATTTTCAAACACTACTGGTGCTAAAGGTATTTACCTAGATTCACAATCAACATTAGTTACTTATGGATGTGTTATAGATAGAAATCATATTAATCTTAGTGGTGCAGGTTCTACTGCAAAGGGAATTGATAGTGATAATACTGGATTGGTTATGATTACAGATAATTATGTACAAGTTGATGCAAGTGCAACACCAATTGAAAGTGCTGCTACTGGAGGAATACTTGGGAATCATACAGATGCTGGAGGAACAGTTGTAGATCCTAATGCTGTTGCAAGTTAAAATGGATGAAAATTTATTAAAAGAACTAGGGAATAATCCTGTTTTTAATAGACTTAGAAATTATGCAAAGGATCTTAAGGAAAATATGGATATTAAAAGCGAAAAAAAATCTTCTAAAAAAAAAGTAAAAAAGTAGAAATACATAAATTATTGGGAATAAAAGGTATAGGAGAAGAAACCATAAAAGACCTTAATAGAATTTACAATTCATTAGAAGAAATAGAAGAAGCAATAGAAGAAGATAAACTTCCATTGCGTAATGATACTGTGGAAAAAATAAAAGATTTTTTGAAAAATTCACCCAATAAGACTACTAAATAAAATGACAGGAGAAAATTTTATAAAACAACCAGCTAAAGCAAAAATAGTTACTACTTTACCTGATGTAGGTGAAGCAGAACTTGGAGAACTTTGGTACGATGCTACTAATGGAAAGCTTTGTTTAAGGATAATTAGTGGTTGGATTTATTTCACACAAGACGAATAAAATGACAGTAACTGAAACAACAAGCACACTTGGAGGATTTAAAGTATTTTCAAGTCAACTAACTGCAACTATAGCTACAGCAATTTCAGAAGTTATTAATGAATTAGAAACACATAATATACCAATGAATCAAATTCAGTTTCAATTGGTAAGTGATGGCCAATCAACTCCAAAATATATGCTTTTAGCTATTTGTAGAAGGTAAATAACCAATACTAAAAGAAAATGGCATATTGTACATATAGTGACGTAAATTTGATGACGAATCTAACTAGTTCAGACATAGCTAATGCTGATATTACAAGTATTATAGCTGAAGCCACAACTGAATTAAATCGTTTGATTAATGTTAGAATAGTTAGAGAGAATGTAACCTATATAGATAATACTAGAGAAAATAAGATAGATGGTTCCAATACAACTTATTATGTAAGAAATTGGAAAGGAAAGTATCTTGCTGATATGAATAATGATGGAAATGTAGATACTAACGACATAATTGTTTATCTAGTTGATTCTGATGGAACTGAAACTACTGCAACTGTTAGTTCAGTAGATCATGATGATTGTAGTTTCACTCTTAGTTCAGCACCAAGTTCAGGATATAAGGTTTATGTTACATATGAATGGTGTTATAAAGATCAATCAACTCCAGATAATTTAATTAAATTAGCTTGTACTTTACTTAGTTCAGCATATTGTTATGCTAAAGTAAATGTTGGTAGAGCAGTATCTGTTTCTTTTGGAAATACTAAACTACTTAGACATATGGAATCCTTTGATCATTATTATCAAAGATTTATGAAAGTTGTTTCAAAAATAAATGATAATATAGCAGATTCTAGAGAATCTGAATTAACAATATAAAATGGTAGAAAGAGTTAGTGCATATTCAAAAGTAACAAGACAAATGGTTCTTGATGTTAAAGAAGATATAAAAGAAATAAAAGAAAACATAGGAAAATTATCAAATCATTATTCAAAGAGATTACCTCTTGGGGCAACAATCGCAATAACTTTTTTAACAGCTGTTTGTTCAGTATTAATAGGAATTAGTTTATCTTGAAGATAAAATGAAAAAGAATAAAGTAGGAATTACTTTTTTGATAGCTTTAGTATTGATAAGTTTAGCTTGTGCCATAGAAATTATTCCCCAAGGAAATCTAAACCTTAAAGATTATTATAATATTACAAATGTTCCTTACTATAATGGAACAACAATAAACATTACAGGACTTTATTATGGAAATGGAAGTCAATTAACTGGTTTATTAACAGCAGATAATGAAGGAAATTGGAATGTAAATTCAAGTAATTATTGGGATAGTCTTAATTCTCCATCAGATATTTCTGTAAGTCAATTAAATAATAATTTGAATTGGATTAATTCTACATATGGAAATATTACCTATTATGAACTTAATGATTTTGATATTGATGATTATTCAAAATGGACAACTATTTGGGAACAAATTTACAATGAAACAGAGGTTGATAATTTATTAGCACCAAAAGTAGATTGGACAACACTTTGGACACAAGTATACAATGAAACTGAGATAAATAATGCATTTGCTACAATAGACGAACCTATTTGGACTGCTAATTACACAGCATATAATGAAAGTTGGAGTGAAGACACTGATACAACTTATTCTGCGAGTGGAACACTTTTAGATTTAACTTCAACAACCTTTTCTGTAAATGA